GCGCATGTACTCAGCGTGCTTGGCTCGTTGCTCTGGAGTCCGCTTGTAAACGTATTTTGATGGCATGAAGACATTATATATTAACTCGGACTTTTCACCTAGGCCGTTTCAGGCGCCCAAGGGCCGCCAGACCCTTCTCGGCCATGTTTTCCTCGGCCATTTCCGCTGCGCCGGGGATATCGAACGTCTCTAAAACCGTCTTGGTCGGAATGATTCCAGTCTTCGACAATGCTTGCACAACTGACCGCATCGCTCCCGCGCTGACAATCTTCAAACTCCCCGGATCAAGATGAGCATCGTAGTTATCGAGGTTGTCTTGATCAATCGGCTGCCACTCGGCCACGGATGCTTCACCTTTGCCTTCGTTGGGCACGAACACGCGATCGGCAATGTTCTTATAGCGGGCATCCACATACCAAACGATTTGCGCCAGCCTTTGAAGCGATTCGGCGAGCAGCCGGCCGCGTAGTCGAGTCTGGTAATGGCTCTGCCAAAGGGTCGCATCAAACAGATCGGAGGATACGTTGCCGCCGCCCGACTGACCTTGGCGAGCATCCGAGAAGCCCTGTAGTTCTTTCTGCAAGGAAAGCAACGACGCCGGAAGATTCATCATGTGCTGCGGCAGTGGAGATACCTGGACCACAGTTGGAGGAGGAGCGCCTTGATTAATGACCAAGACTTCTCCCGGCAACCAACCGATGTTGTTTGGATCTAGACCCGTCCTTTGATCGATGACGATTACTGAATTGTTGGTCCGCACAACGTTCTCGAACATCTGAGTATAGAGCCGCTCCGACAAATTCTGGAGGCTACGCGACAGTTTGATCGGAGGCGGTCCCCAGAAGTTCGCAATCGTTGGCATAGCTGCTATGCGTACTATGGGGAAAGTTCCACGTTCGTCATCTGGAAGTTGCGGACACCAGTTGTTCCCATCGGCTAGGACTACATCTTCCGTGTCGGTCAGCCATCGGCCATCGGGAAACTTATAGCCAAAACGAGGATGAACCAAACCAAGAGCTTCAGAGCCACTACCAGCAAAATCCTGCACCTTCTCTTTCGTGTTGTCGAACAGGAACGTGTTGCGTACTCGCACCCGGTTATCTCGGAAAATCCTTCGACTCGGCTCGTTACCCTGATTGCTCATCGGAGAATATTCAGGGTAATCAAGAACTGAGTCGTTCGTTCCATAGGGATCTGCGCTGCCAGAGTATGCCTTGGGTCGAACCAGTCGCCCTCGATCCGGCCACCGCCGCCTCACGTCATCGATGTACATCCAGTCGTACCACTGGACCCACGACCAATCTGCATCGGACTTACAAAAGGGATCGGGCAGAACAGTTTCGGGGTCTCTAGACTCCAGCCATGTAACTCCCTTGCCTCTACGAGCCGATGGAGAAAAACCTACCTGAAGGAAGCCAAGGTTGCTCAACATTGCCCAGATCAGAGATTCCAGAATCCGGTTGTTGTAGCAACCCTGGCGCCAGTTGGCCTGATAGTATTTTTCTCTGTCTTCGTCGCGCCTCCCTTCGTTTGTGATGTAGACCTTGATCGATGCGTCGGTGATGTCGGTGGCTTCGTTCAGCACTAAGGTCTGGAGTTGGGGAATTTGGACTGCGGGCCGAAAATTCAGTTGAGGCCGGTTGTCCTCAAGTGCGTAGAATTCTTTGATGTCGCGGAAGTAGTCTTTGCCAAGGTGCTTATCTCGTTCCTGAACCGAAATGCGTTCCAGTTCATCAAGTTGCCGCGTCACCATCCGGTCGGGATTTTGATAGGAAGTGGATGACTTCTTTTCCGTGATGATGTCGTGACCGACAAATGCTGGCATTATTATACCTCTTTAAAACTCAGTTTCTCAGTCTCCATAAGGATGAGCATCTATTGCACCTCATCATTTCCTGTCTGCATTATTCTGGTAACTTGAAGTAGGAGCCACTGTCTCTTGCATGACTCACAATCGAATCCCAGACGAACCAAGCCATTAGCTCCCCATTCCGCATTGGGTTGACGTACAGTCCCAGGGACTTCGTGTGTTGGGCCTCCACATTCGGGACACGTAATCATTGGACCTTGGCCTTTCTCGACTTCTTCGGCTTCTCCGCTACTTCAGTGATATGATCGGCTCCCTCAGACAGCCACTTCGCCAAGGCGTCGCCGGGGACTTCTGCGTTTCCGCCTTCCGCTTTGCGGAACTGCTCAATGTCGATCATCATCCCTACCCAGTCCTTTACCGACATCATGCCACTATCGGTCAGCAAGTGTCCAGACTGTGCCACTTTGTCCTCAAGATCGGCCCACGCTCCACTCCGGCCCGCCTTCCTCAGCCGGGAGAATTCTGCTCCAATTGACTCAATAAGTCTTGCTGCTGCTGTTCTCTTTGGAGACTCGCTCTCGCTCGCTTTGCCTTGATCACCCTTTCCAGTCTCCCCAATTCCTCCAGGGATAGGGGCGGGCGGGAGACTGGGGATGGTTCCGGTCTCCCGGATGGGGTTGGGGATGATGGCGGAATCGACGACGGGGCTTTCGGAGAAGCGGGGCATACGTTGTCAGCCTCTACCGGATACACGGCAGAGTGCTTTGAGCCGAATCGTAACACCAACTCATCTTTTTTGGTATCCGTATCTTCGAGCAAGGCTTGACGCGCATCCTCTTCTGCAACAGCGCGAATCGCCTTCAATGGTATCCGCAGTTCCCCACCCGCCTGCAAACACATTGCTGCAAGCAAGCGGGTGAGGTAGCGATTGACGGACGCGGGGGCGGTATCAACTGGTGGCATTTTTTGTTTTCTCCATCAACTCGTGGATTTCAGGCAAAAGGCGAGATCCCATAATTCCGCAGTACGGGCACAGACACCAAGGTCCACACCCAACTATCCACACGAATTCTTTTCCGCAACGACCACACTGGTCGAGTACCATTTGATTATTAAGGCAGTCGATTATTTTTTGATTCATAGTCCTCACATTGGCTGCATGGCAGCGCGACACATCTTACGTTCCTGACCTTTCAAAATCATCGCCTGATCCCGGATCAGCGCGTACTTCAATTCCGGCTGCGGCTTCAGTTGGTTCAGGGCCGCATTCCCTGACTGATCCTTGTCCGCATAGTTTCCCTTGAAATTCACGATGTTCGGCGGAGGATACTGAACACACGCGATCACCGCAAAGCAGCACGCCATGAAAACGTCATCGTGACCGTGCTCGATCTCCCAGCGCATCCCGGTTGCCATTGTCATCAAGTCCATCTGGCGGATCAGTTCCTCGTCCATCAAGGCGAGGCCACCGGGAATGTTTTTCATTCCGTCATGCAGTTTCCCTCGAAAGGTTGCGAGGAGGAGATCACGAGATCGACCCTGAGTCTCGAAGCCCATCGCGTGCGACTTCGACTTTCCCGGCATCTTGTCATCTTTGCCTTTCCAGATGTACCAGTTCGGATACATATACTGGTCGCGCAAGACCTGCTGGCACCAGAGGCCGAGGTTGCCGGTCAACTCGATGTTCATCATTGCGTTGTTAAAATAACGTCCTGCCGCATTAACATCAGAAGCCATATCAATTGGGTTAACCCAGTCGCAGAAGCGAGCCGCAATATCACCCGTTGAACCATTGAGAACGATGTAGGCGGCAAAGTCACCAGACGCTCGACCAGTTTCTTGTTCGATTCCCCGAGCGCAGTCAACACCGATGTAGTAGTGCGCTTTCGGCTTGACTTCTTCATACAAATGAACCTTTCCGCGAGGGTTCTTGAGGAATGTCGAGCTTTTTCCCTCGCAATGGAAACTTCCCTTCATGAGTGGCGCCTTCTTGGTTGAGAAGGCGTATCTGATCTCGGAAGACGTGAATGCGGGATCTCCGGTCGCGACGAAGGCTACCGATGGCTCCCACGGATACTCTTGGCCAAACATTAACTCCGAGCCACGGCACTCGCCTTCAAGCACCATCCTCATCCAAGCAATCTGCGAGGCACTGGCGTTGAACGGTTTTCCCATCAACTCCTTTTCCAAATCGGTTGACCCAGCATCCTCCGCTTCGTGGGCAGGACGGTGGCAGGCAGGATCGTCGAGCCACGACAGGAACACGGGAGTGAACCCGTTCCACTTTGCCCCACTGGTGTTCGCGCTCTGCCAGTATTCGTAAAACGTCTCGCCGATTCCGGTTCGTCCGTAGGCAGTGGACTCCAGGGCAATGACCGTATCGGGAGCCTTCGACACTGCTGGCAGAATCGATAGGAACGAACCTTGGCCGGGATACTGTGCGGCCTCGGAAAGATGTAGGAATGTCAGCGTAAGTCCGCGGCCTGCTCCGACGCTTCCAGCGGTGGCGATATCGAGGTTGGAAGTTCCAAGCGTGTGCGGAAATTTCAGGCTTCGAGTCTGGACTTCGACCGATCCCGGCATCCGATCATTCAACGACAGCGCGAGGTCACGAGGGACACGGAATAATCCTTTATCGGCCACATCCTTCAAGTGAGCCACGATCATCGCGTGCGCCTGGGGACGAGCAAGGCAGTGCATGGTAGCAAGTCCGTCAATGTAACTCGACATTCCCACGCGGCGGGCTTTGACAATGATCACGCGGACGGAGCCATGCTTCGCGTAGTGCGTCTTGATGATCTCGTGGCACTTCAGTTGGTTCGGATTCAAACGGAACGGGACAGAGGTATTGAGGTCGCGATCTTTGATGACGAGTTTCGATAGAAGCACTCTGGCGCGATCCAGGTTCACGCTCTCTGCTCCAGTTTTTGCCGAACTCGGTAACTCTGGTATAGCATGTAGCAGAAGTTGTTGCAGCAGAACGCCGGCCGCAAGGTCCGCACTCCGCTCTCCACGACAAACCGCCCATCGTCCCGGAACTTCCACCGGCCATCGTCGCCTCGTTTCAGGCACTGTTTTCTGACTGAGGCGGGGATCACAACTGCGGGGTTGTCCTTGTTCTCGTAGGTCCAGCAAGTCCATTGGTTTCGAGTTGGGTTCTGGCGCTTGACGATGATGGCCGCAACTCGTTCGTACTCGCGCTTCATGTCCGCTGCTTTGGTGATGCACTGCGCAAGCGGCGCTTCCTCCCAGTCGAAAGCAATGACTTCGTGTGAGACTATTTTCCCGTCTGCAATTTCAATCACTTCATCAGGCGGAGTGTCTCTGTCTGGATCTATTGTGAATACTTTACTGTCGGATGACTTCTTATCCCGCTCAAGTTTCCTCGCGAGGCGTTCTTCCTTCTTCCTCTTCGTCTCGGCACGAGTGGCAGCCGCCTTCGCTCTCATTGCATCGGTCCAAACCATGTGCTTCCTTTCAAAAATGGGGCGCAGCAATATGCCGCCACGCCCCTGCTGTCAGGAGGAAACCTAACTCAACTGGTTGATCGCAAATCCAGTCTGAGCCGGCGGAGCGGCCGGAAGAACCGGGACCGCGACCGTGGTGGGGAAGCTGCCATCCTGATTTGCTACTGTCAGATTGAAAGTGGTGAGAGTTGAAGTGGCTGCGACTGCCGCCGACACCTGGGTGCCATCGGCACTCGGGGTCAGCACTACATCGGTCGCTGCCGCATCGGTGGACCATACTGGAATGGTTCCAACAGGAATGACTGCTCCTGCCGGGGTGGGGGTTTCTTGAAAGACGCCAGTGGCGCCGACAACTACTCCTGTGATCATGTTATCTCCTTCAAACAGTTGGGTGATTTTGAAACCGTGTTGGGTTTTACCGATCAGGTTGAGGATGTGATATACGAGCTTGAAGAGCTCGTGGATCTGTCGCTCGACATGTTCGATCTTGCAATCGTAGCAGCGGCATTCTTTGGCGTGAGCCATTGTTTACCCCTTCGGGAACGAGTATAGTCTTCGCTGCGACCTTTGCCGTTCAATATTGCTCGCCTCTTGAACTTTCCTAACTTGATTCTCCCAGCGGGCAGCCGCCTTCGTCTTCGGCTTTGAGATCGACCACAGAAGCCCGCAGCACGCGCAGGTAAAGAGGAAAGAAGTGTCAGTCTCTCCCAGAAGACGCAGTTTGCTCTGCTCGCAGATCGCGGTGGACTTCGCGTTGTTAGGACATCGCGGAATGTTCATGGCAGCAACGGAAAAGTTTCTCCGTCTTTCGTAAAGTAGTCGCAGACGTAATCCGGTTCAACCGATCCATCGTCTTGCGGCCTCATGATCTCGCAAACTCCGAACTCATCGATCCGGCGCACGTAGAAGTGCAGGCAGTTCCAGCATCTCTGTCTGGAGTCTGCCTCGCGGTAGTTCACATCCTCGGGATCGAACTTCTCTGGCCGGTCGGCCATCAGTGCTTCGTAGGGCTTACGGTCTCTTGCCATCTGGCACCTTCACTGCCCCGCTGTAGTTCCAAAGTTTCCTGCACTTCCGGTTCGGGCAGCGCAGCTCCTTTGGATCATCCTTGCGAGGGAAAAACTCATGCCCGCAGCACGTGCAGCGCCACACCGGGGCCATGACCTTGACGATCAAAGATTCTTAACTCCTCGACGAATAACAGTGGCCGCAGCATTCAACATCTCCTTTCTCGAAACTCCAGCTAACTTTCTGAGTGCTTTTGATTGTTCCAAGATACGTATCGGAGAACTGCCTATGGTGTCGCGCAAGTCAGCTATGGAACCAGTTAGCATGTCAATGTGAACGACATGCCCACGCATCTCTTGGAAAGTCTTGTCCAGACTCTCAATTGCCGCAACGTTCCTTTGAAAGAGAGATCGAAGTAAAGCGCTTTCCTCTTGCTGCTTTTTAGTCATTTCTTATCCTCTTTCTGTGGGTCTTTTTTCTTCTCCGGCAATACCGGCGTTACCGTCCCAGCCACCGTATCGACCGTGAACGTCGTCCCTTCCGGCAGCCCGTTCTTTTTCGCCTCCACTGCCTCAAGGGCATGGTAGTCGGCCACAGCCTTGTTCAATGCCTGTTTGGACTGCTCTACCAGTGACTGCGCCGCCTGGAAACTCTGCTGGGCAATCACCGCATCCTTGTACGCTTCCCGGATCGTCCGCACACTCAAATCCGGCAGAACTACAGGCTTTTGTGCCATCCCGACACTCACTACCGCCAGCATCAAAACCGCCAAATACTTTATCTTCATTTGTTTAACTCCTTAGGTTGTTATGATTTTTGTTTCTTGCTTGCCATATCCACTCAAAGGTGTGGTCTGCCCAGGCTTTAGGCGTTAAAGCTCCGATTCCAAACAGTTCCGGCATCGCCATCGTGCATTGGCGCTTCGAACCCGGGAAAAATACGAGATCCCACACCGGGAAACTTACCTCCGTGTTCAAGTTCGCAACGGCGCCATTTACTCGCACATGCCTGTCCTGAATCCACCGCTTCAGACCGCCTTTGCTAACAGGAATCGGTTTCCCACAATCCAAATCACTTGGAAGATGAATCACGTCTTTTAGATAGCAGAGATAATTCAAAATCTTCATTGATCCTCGCCGATGATAAAACGCTGGTCACGGCCCCGCCAGAGAGAAATCCTCCAAACCGAGACATTAATGCCATGATCTCTGGACCAGCATCTGCGGTCGGCCCGGTCTCATCGGGCATCACCTGCCTTTCCACCCTACCGCTGAACAACTTCCCGTACACCGTCTCCACTCCGCCACCCCTCCGCCCCACACCTTATCCCTCTTCTCCCCCCCTGTCAATCTTTTTTTGGATAATGTACCAAATTTCCACGCCCCAGAAGTTTACGGAGGCCTTGCAATAGAAATTACCCGCGCTCCCAGAAAGAGCGGGGTGGCTCGACGTTTTCCGATGGGGTACCCTGAAGCGTTTGCCGGGCCTGGTTGCGAGCTCCTCTTTGCGAGCAGGCGTCGGTCCGTGTTCGACGCGGCAAGAGGCTGTCGATTTTATCCGGATGCGTCGGCGCACTGCCGTTACTGAGTGGTAAACAATTTGTGCCCACTTGCGCGAAAGTGTTTTGCCGGGATTTTCGGTGACTCCGTGTTGCAAACAAAGGGCCGAGCGTTTACCAAGTAGTAAACGATTTTGCCTGTTTTCTGCCATGTACGGGCAAAAAGGCCTGTTTTGGGGCTATATTCCTGTCAGATCGGTCGAGGATGAACGCCATTGCCGGCCCAGTTCGGCGTCCTGCTGCTTCGCCAGGCGCCGGGCCGCCGCGTTGCGTTTACGGGCCGCGATGGCCTCTGCGCATAGCTTGCGCCCCTGCGCTAAGATGCTGGCGTGCGCGTGCCTAGCGCCCTTTGCTCTGTTCATCTTACGAGCAAAGCCGTTGCGCATTCGTTCGCGAACAGAAGCGTAGCGTTCGGAGTTCTTTTGATCTGGTAAGACCACACTGGGAGGCTAACGCGTTACTGGGTGGAGATCAAGAGCGTTTTGATCTGATAGGAGTCTTTTCTTGTGCCAATTGAGGGATTTGCACAATATGCACAGTAGA